TTGTCGGTGTGTTGCCTGTCCATTTTAAATGCAGAAACTTACTGCACGCTCTACAACGAATTGATGAAGGTTTAATCTTAACCATTCTGTGATAACATTCCCCACAAAATGGACACTGCACATCTACTTTTACTAATTCAGTCATATTTTCTACCAAAATCCCACGCCTGCCAAATTGTGAGCAAGGCAAGCGTGAGTGAAATTCTTTGCGTCATTCGTCCAAAAGTCACATAAGTGTCACTGACGCATTTTCTAGTTCGCAGTTTTACAAGAATGCACGGCTTGTTTAATTTTGAGTTGTTTCCAAAATGGAAATAGTTGATTTTTCAAACTTAATAATTACTTTCAATCAAATCATTCAAGCTAACTACTGCATTCAGTTTTTTCTGACTTCTGCAATAATCGCAATGACTACATTTTTTAGGTTCTTTCTGGCCAGCCCTTCTTCAAGCCATTCATCATCAATTTTCAAAATGTCACGATCAGGCACATTTTCCTTGCTGACTGCTACAATGTATGGTCTGAAATCATTCCCAGTCATTTGCTTCAGCAATTCACGATATAGACCAAGTTGTCCATGATATCCAAAGTTAAGGATATTGTTAACTGCTGCAGGAACTTTCTTTTTAAGTTCTGCGCTCCATTCTTCTGCATAGATAGACTTCATGGTTTTTAGATCCACGAAATAACCACGACTTAGATTCACGCTATCCAGCTTTCCTTTGACTGGTACTCCTTCGATTTCGCCATAGACGATCAACTCTTTTTGAACCTCATCCGATGGATAACCGTGATACAAATGATTAAATCCATCATCGTCCTTTAGACTTGCAATCATCTTGTCGCCAATCACAAAATCAGATTTTAGATTTCCTTTGTTCTTTCCAGTCTTAGCTAGTAACTTATCGCCATTTTCATCCATGAAATGCTGATGTGCCTCTGGACTTTCAAAGTAACTGTGAACGTAGTTTCCGAGGAGAAGAGGGGTTTCGTCTCTCTCCTCAATCCATTGCCCACTGTCCAAAGCAAAGGCCTTAGCCTGGCATTGCTGATATCGTTTGAACCGTGAGTTAGTCAAGTAACTTGTGTCCTGGTAGTAGTTCTCTTGTGTTAGTTCTCCCATAGCCTACTCCTTAATGTTGGTCGTGTTTCCCTCAAAGAAACTGATCTCTTCCAAAACTTCGCCTGTTTCTTCGTCAAAATCTGGAATTTCATCTGCCGGGTATTCGGTAGAGTCTAACTCGTCAGGATTTGCCGTTTTTTTGCCATCTTTCGAGGGTGTTTTGGTTCCTTCGGTAAATTCTCCATCTACAACGTTCTCGCTCTCTGCGGGCGTGCTATGAGCTCCTAGGATACCGTCCAAAGTTTCAGCGACTGGCTCTTGAGTAACATCTTTGATTTCGTTCTTGTTTGAAACTGTGCTATCTTCGTTATCTGCAAGGACTGTACTTACTAGAGAATGACTGGCTGTACTTCTTACCATGCGCTTGAACTCGTTCTTTGGTCCAAAATACAGTTTTTTCAAAACCATTTGCAAGACGCATGAATGCAAAGTACCCGACAACCTTTTCTTTTTCTTTTGGAATAGCAGACATATCCACTTCAAGATCTTCAGTAAGAGGGTTAAACCCTTTATATTGACTTTCGTAGATTTCCCCTGCGTTCAATCGTGTCACTTGTCCGCTACGTTGTGCAAGTTGAATCAGACCTTTATAACCAATCTGAAACTGCGCTTGATTTTTATAAGGTACGATATAAGCATATCCAAGGCTAGGTTCGATTGGCAGATTTAATACTGCCGCCTTCATCGCTGCGGTCATGATGCTTTCATTTGTAGCTTTGGCCAGTAAGTTATTATTCGTCACAACGCTCAGCAAGCTAGCTACGAACTGTTGTCCGTTTCCGTTCACCACCTCTGAGAATTTCTGTTTTACTGCTGGTGAGTTAAAAAATTGTTTGTGTGTTAGTTCGTTTGTCATTTTGTTTTCTCCTATGTATTCATGTTAATTCTGCTTCTAGACTTACTGTTTAAGGCATCTAATTCATTATTGTAGTCTTGAATAAGTTGCAAATTCCCGTCAATAAAACGTTCCACGACTTGACCTAGAAGCTCTTGCGTTGTTACACCTCTTAGCTTAGCAAGAAGTCCGATATATTCTTTTTGTTTTTCAGAGATCTCTGCTCTTATAAATGACTTCCCTTTGTTAGTTATCTGTGTCATTTCCTTCTTCCTTTCGTCTTCTTCAAATTCCAATTTTCACGTTTTATTCGTCGATTTTCGTTTTGTAGTTTCAAGATTATATCTTGTTGTTCATTGATAATCTCCCCCAGCTCTCGGCCAAGATGAATATATTCAGAGCGCAAGGTGCCATTATCTGCGTATAACTCCTCAATCATATTTCATCACCTACATATCGATACTGCCCACATCCAACATAGATGTACTGGCTCGGGTCAAGTTCTTCTCGTTCTTCAGGCGGTTGCATTATATCTCTGTCGTAATCAAACATGCGCATACACCTTCCCTAGTTCAAGCACTCGTTTCACATATCTAGCCTTGGATGTTAGCCCAAGATCCAGCAATTCGTTTTTTTCTTCATGATTGGCCAAAAGCCATACACGGTTTTCAAGTTCAATTCTAGTCATTAACGTCCCCTTTGCTCTATCCAAAACGCTTTGCATAGCGTGCTCTTCGTGGTTCCGGCAACGCTAGAGGTTCAGGGCGCAAACCTACAGGCGGTTCATTATCAAACGTAAAGCCTTTGAACTCCCGACGGATATTCTTACGGATTTGTTCTCTTTCAATCTCACGACCCATTTCAAGCAATTCATTACAAGTTCTAATCACTTGCGTATCATACTCTTCTTTCAATCGTCTTTCTTCCTCTTTTTGATTTTCTAACTGATGAACTAGAATCCCTGCGCTGATAAATCCCAAAATCACTGCGCCTGTTCCTAAAAGCTGATTAATTAATGATGGTTCAAACATTTCTTCTCTCTCCTATACTCCGAATTGTTTTTCTTTCTTGATATTCTCAAGCATTTCTGATAAAGTTTCTTTCTTCGTACGATAGCGATTACGACTTTTCCATTTGACGAACATGCGAAATCCTTCGTAATCGATAAATACAATCTTATGAGTTGGGTTATCGATGAATTGCTTGAAGTCTGGATGTTCTCGCATTTCACCTGCCCAGACTTTTGCAGTTCCAGTAGTTAACCCTTCCCACCTCTGACAAAGATGTTTGTAATCACCATGCGTGGCTTTCTCGTCCACATCAACTGACTTATAAGTAATTTCTGTTTTAGGCATGGCATTTTCCTCTCTTTCGTGTTATAATCATGTTGAATATTTAAGTATGCGCCTGATTGCCGTCAGGTGCTTTTATTTTTAGGTTCTATAGACGCTTCCATTTGTTGCATAATACGTCAGCTCGTTCATCTTTCTTGTAAACTGGTAGTCGCTTGTAATCAGCAACCGCTCTTTCAGCAAGCTAGACAATCCGTAATGTTTTTCTTCAAAATCGTCTATAATCTGCTGGCGCTCCTTAGTATTCACTTGCCGACAAGGTGCGTCTAGACTCTGTGTCATTGCTAAATTTGAACGCATTGGTCTTCATGTTTCCTTTCGTTATTCTATCTACGAGGCTTTTCTCATAAAGTTGCTCCAAGTGATTGCCTCCATAGTTCGTAGTTATAATTGTATTCGTCCTGTTTTCAAGTATCTGATACAGGACTTTTTGCATCCAGTTGTTTCCCTGCTTGATTTCATCGCCTACGCTTGACTCTTTGCCAAGGTCGTCCAAAATCAAGTAGTCAACCTTCTGCAAGAACTGGATAGTCCGTCTTTCTTCCCACTTGGAATCCTTGTATCTAAAAGCGTCTTTCATCCGTGAGAATAGTTCCATGGAGGGAATATATACCACCGAGCGCTTCAACTGGAACTTCTGGAAACTCTCATTGAGTGTCTTGGCAATTCCAACTGCTAGATGGCTCTTGCCAACTCCAGGCGGACCGCTGATAATCGTATTCCCCTCATATCGCTCCTTCACATAATCAACCGTCACACGCTTAGCGAAATTGACTGCTTCGGCGTCTTGGTCTGTGTGAATCTCAAAGTTGCCGATAGTGGCATCTTTCAAATCAGGCGGAATGATACTCTCCTTAGTAAAT